GCTCCTACTTGTGAAAGAAATCCTGATATAGTTCTCGGTCCGAAAACTTCAGCTTCTTTTTCCATAAGATCTGGTACATATTGTTGCGCCCAACCAGCTCCTGCTGTTGACGCTAAATCTAGATAGTTTGATGAAAGTGTTTGTTGCGCGGGCGCAAGAACACTGTTCAATAAACCTCCATTAGTAATTGCCATAATTTTTAATTTTTAATTTTTAATTTTTAATTTTGAATTTGAAATCATTAGAATTTTCACCAAGCACCCTTACTTTTATTCCACCAGCATTAATCTCACCACTATGTTGCTGTCGTGGATCCATACTAATGTTTTTAGATTTAGCTACGCTATTCTTTAAAGCGTCAGCCTTACCTTGTTCGTAAAAGTGGTTGGCGACTGAATCAGCATTCATAGCAGTATACATTGATTTGTGATAACCCTTAGCATCTTCCATTTCGTTATTTTTGTTCAAAAACTTTTTGACAAAATTATTAATGTCGCTTTGTGTTTCTTTTACAGTATCAGAGTTTTTAACGTTAAACCTAAATTTCTTATCTCCCACGTTGTATTCAAAACCTTTGAATTCTTTGTTAAATAATTTATTTGTTTTATTTAAAAACGTACTATGCTGCTTTTCTGCTATTGCTTCTTGTTCTTTTGATTCCGTGTTGTATCTATTGAAGAAATCAACTGCTTTCTGTTGCTCACCCGTGAGCTTTGAACCACGTTTGATATCTTCGTAATATTTGGACTTTGCACCGTCCAGGTGTTGCTTTGCTTGAGCAACTTGCTCTTTCAAAGCTAATTTCTTTCTTTTAACATCTCTTTCCTCATCTAGTTCTTCATCAAAAGCAAAATAGTCTTCCATTAAAAAATCTATTTCTTCTGAATCTAAATGAGGTTTTGTTTGTTTATAGTATTCTTTTAGCAAAGCATTGTTGTCTAATTCAGAATAATCTTGATTTAGTTTAACGTAATCTTCTAAATCACCACCTGTTTCTTCCATGAACTCCATTAGTTTTTGGATGTTTTCTGGAATTGGTTTTCCTGTAGCTTCGGCTTCTGCTACCGCTTCTTCTACTTGCTCTGTTATTTCTTCAACTTGCTCTTTTACCTCTTCATCAGTTATCTCCTCGATAACCGGGATGTCTTCTTTGACTTCCTCCACAGGAGTTTCTTTAACAACTTCTTCTATAGGAGTTTCTTCAGAAACAACTTCTTCAACTTTAGTTTCTTCAACTTTAGTTTCTTCAACTGGTTTACTTAAATCAACTTTGATAATCTCATCATCTTGATTAAGTTTTTTCATTGTTGGTTTTTTCTTTACTTTAATTTTTTCAACTGTTTCGTCTACTTTTGGTTGTTCGACTACTTGTTCTTGGACAACCTCTTCAGTTATCTTTACTTTTTTGTTTGCCATAATATAATATAATAATAATTAATACTTGTTTATTGGGGTTCAAATGCCCCTAAATTGAATCCACCACCCATTATATCATTACCTGATGATTCAAAGTTTTTAGGTGGTTTTTCATTTTTTCTTTGATCAATCATTTCTGATTGTTGTGTTGCTTGAATTTTTGTTCTTTTATCCTTGCGATCTTCTTTTTCTTTTTCTCTACCTTTAGTTCCCTCTACCTCCATTTGCCTAAGCTGCATATTGTATTGGAACTCTTGCTCCATTAGCATTTTCTTTAATTCTCCCTCTGCTTGCATTTTCTGAATATCTAATTGAGATTCCATTTGAGCAAGTTCACCTTTAGATTGCGTAAGAGCTTGGTTTTTTTGAACTTCCATTTCAGCCGCGGCTTGCTGCGCTTGTATATTAGCTTGTGATTGTGCTTGGATGTTTTGTTGTTGTATTTTTTGATCTCTATCTATTTTCTTTTTTCTTCTAATTTTTAACAATGAGTTAGCCATTTTGAGATTTTTTATTTCTCTAACGTCAATAGCGTCTTCTAACTCTATATTTTCCTTAGACAATGCTACTTGTATATTGTTTTCTAATAAAGCTTTTTCTTCTTCGTCTGGTGCCAGTTCTATAAATATACCAAAGTCATATAAGTGTAGATTAGACATTTCTTCTAAAGTAGAAACGTTATGCGCTCCAATAGCCTGTATAAAAGCATCTTTCGTAGGAGAGTATTCTATAATATCAGATATTCTTAACGACAAGCACTCCGCTGTTTGCGCTGTTAAAAACAAACCAGATTGTAATATATGTCTAGTCGCTGTATTAGAATTAGCAGCGGCCATTTTCTGTACACCAACTAAAGCGTTTTTATCTGGAGTAGTACCATCTCTAGCTTCGTTTAATCCAGTCACATCTCTTATCATTTGTAAATAGTAATTATATGTTCCAATTAAACTCTGCATTTTATTACCTCCACTACCAGATTGTATTTCTTGAATAGGTACTTTACCTGGATTCATATCACCCTCACTCGTAAACGATCTCCCAATCACGGATCCAGTTTGGAAGAACATATTTAAAGCTTCTTGCGGGCTGTAGTTTGTTCCATTACCTAAATCAATTTCAGCAAGTCCATCAGCGTCTAGGTATACTCCATCTGGTACCATACGCGACATCACTTGCTGTAATTTTAAATGTGTAAGTTGGATCATATCTGCAAATCCCGTTATTCTACCAACTAAACTTTCTATTTTACCCTTATATATTCTAGGTGCTACTATAGAATAATTCATTTTTACTTTAGTAAAATCACTTTTAGGACGCATCATATTTTTTGCCATCTCCCATTTAAGTAATTTTTCTGTACCAAGTACCATAGCACCTTCGTAAAGACACTCTATAGCTCTGTGTAATCTTTCGTATCCACCTTCTTTTTCTTCAGGAGGATTAAACGAATCATCTTTTTCTATAGCTTTTGAAGCTCCAGATCCAGTTTCTTTCATTTTATAAACCTCGTTCATGTAACTCTTAAAGTTAAAATATAATACTTGAACTGAATTATTATCTATTTCTCTAGATTTGTTACCTCCATGATTATAATTACTTGTGTGAGTTGATTTGTTTTTTGCTAACTCTTCTAAATCTTCATGCGATAAATGTGGGAATTGTTTTGCTAATTCATTAATTGGAATTGTCTTAACTTCTCCGACGTAATATATATCATCAAAATATGGAGATTCAGTATACGAGTACACTAAATCAGCTGGATCAACATAATCTATAGTAACGCCCTCAGAAGTAGTAAAACCCGTTTTTACTGCTCCAATTCCAAGAACAGTTAGATCGTAGTAAAATCTCTTTTTAATTAACTCATATTTATTACCTTCCATTAAAACGTTTATAGCTTGTTCTTCTGCTATTTCTACAGACTGCTTGTAAGATAATTGCATGTGCAACCCTAACTCTTCTTCGTTTGCTGGTAAGGTTTCTGGATCATTTTCAGATAAATCAAGATTAAAGTTTTCTTTAATATAAGCATCAACACTCTTCATTTCCATATCTCTTATAATAGACTCCATATACTCGGTGCGTTTACTAACTCCATACGGATCTTGAGAAAATGCTTTTATATCGTACATTCTTTCTGCAATACCATTTACAACTATATCTACAAATTTAGGGATTATTGGAACTGGTTTCCAGTCTAAATTTAAATAGGACAAATCACCATTGATAGATAACTCATCCTTATATTTTTGAATCGACTGTTCTCCACGAGCGTATAATCGTAAATTGTGGAAGTTGTTTTGGGTGGTAGTATATCTAGTGTTTCCACGGTCTTGGTGGAACCACTCGGACTCAATAGCTTTAGCTATTTTTAATCCATAATCGTAACTTAGCTTTTCGGCATCGCTTACTACTTGACTAGGGAAATAATTATTTATAACAGACTCTGCCATATTTTACTTTATTATTTTAGATGCGTTTCCAGTATTCTTATACTTCGCAATATTTATGTTTAATTGTTGTTTCTCAATTTTAGCGTTTGGTCTATATAAATGTCTATTACAAGCCATTATTGCTAATCCAGAACTAATAGTTGCATCAAATTTAGTTCTTTTATTTATATCAAATCTACTCCAATCATTTAGTGTTTCGTTGAAATATATATTACCATAATTTCCATCGCCTAAGTGACCAACGTGGCTTTGTATATACATCTCAATAGCTGCCGCGTGAGCTTGTTTAATGTCTTCACTTGAATTAGGTATACCACCTATTTCTTTTTCTGTTACAGATAATTTGTTCCATAGCTTATCTGGTCTATTCATAGAATACCCTCTATAACCTCTTCTTCTTAAATGATACAATAATCTAGGTTTGTTGTTTTCACAAAGTAATGGCATACCGTAAAACACTAAGGCCATCAATACGTCTTCGAAAAATATATCAGCAGTCGGAGGTCTTGCTACGTATTCTAAAAACATATGATTCGGGGGACAATCTTCCATTGAAAACTTTGTTAATCCGTGTAAAGATCCATTTGATCCTTTTCCATCCACTGTTCCTGATATATCGTATGAATCACAACCAAAAGCTCCCATGTGTTCGTTTGCAGGATATTTAACATTATTCTTCGTTAGAATTTTATTCTGCATGTGAGTGGGTGGAAACCAACTTACTTTAAATCTGCCCTTTGGATCTGGGTAGAAGATCACTTGCGTGTCCTTTATGCCATTCACCCATTGGAAGTTTCCAACTGATAACACTGATGAATTCCCTATACCTTCGTTGTAATCTATCTGTTCGTATATTTTAACTAGGTTAAAGATACTATTTTTAGATTCATCTCTAAACGCGTGTTCTGTAGTTCTTGGGAACTGTCTGTAAAATTCATTCAATCCATCTTGATCGGATTTTAATCCTTCAACTTCATTTTCCCAATGTTCTATTATACCTATATCTATTAATTCACCGTCTGGTCCGAGGACATCCCCGTCTGGATTACTAAATACTGGAAATCCATATTCATCAATAAATCCCTCGTAGTTCCACTCCATTGGGATAAACAAAGAGTATAAACCAGACTTTGTTTGACCATTTCTATTTCTCGAAGTGACATCTGATGAGTTGTATAATTTTTTAAAATTGTCTCCACCTTTATCTAATGCGTTTGAAGTAGAGCCCATCATACATTTACCAACAATCCTACTACCTAGCCGTAAACATGTTTTTGTAACTCTCCAATTGTTTAATATATTGTCGGGTCTCTCCCATTTACCACTTTCGTCGTGTACTAGTAGATTTAGTTTTTCACCATCATAACTATTATCTCCTGTATTTTTCCAATCTATAGTTGTATCTAATCCTTTTATCTCTTCTAACTTTTCGTTAGCTGTAATCTTTTTCCTTGTAAACTTACTAGCTGGTACTCTATATGCTAGTTCAGTTTTAGGTCTATCCATACCATCTTGAACTGGTTTGAAGAAAAACGGGTAGTTAACGCTAATTGGTACTACCTTATCTGTAAACATCTTTTTTGCATCCCAACCACTTTTAGATAATATACCGTATCTAGCATCACTTGATATTGTAGCTAAATTAACTGTTTCCGCTGATGACATAAAAGAAAATCCTGATCTACGGTTTTTAAGGTAACATATTCCGTAACATCTTTTATCCGCTTTACACGCTTCCCAGTATATATAAAACAACCTATTTGCTTCTCTATAATCTGGGGCACCTACATCTATTTTACTCCATTGTAAGTACATATAGTGCGTACCAGTTATCCAGGTTGGTTTACCATTGTTCACAAACCAAAAACCTTCTTCTCTTCGTTTAAATTCCTCGTCTATGTAATCGTACCATTTTTCTTTTTGATCTTCCGGATAACTTCTCCAATCAAATATATTCTTAATACGACTAAGTTCTTTAGGGTATTCTTGTCTCACCCATTTGTTCTTTGTGTGTTTATATATCTCTTTAGGAGATTTAGGTAGCGCTATAATTAAATCTTGTATTTGTATTATTTCACCAATAACACCGTTCTGAGATAATACAATTAGATCGTGTTCTTTGTTATAACCATACTTCCACTTCTTACCTCGATTCATTCTAGTAACCGTGGTCTTTTTTATAGGTTCTACTGTCTTAACTAAATTTTGCTTGTACATTACTTAGATCTACCTTCTGCGAATCCTTTAAAGACTTTTTCCTTTCTCTCTTCAGGTGTTTTGCCCTCAAGTAAATTTTCTTCCTCTTGAATTCTTGTAAGTATTTCGAATGCGTCAAATATAGCTAGTTTTTTAGTAGCCGCGGCGTTCTTTAATCTATCAGCAGTAATATCATCTCCAGAATCAACAATAGCCTCTTTAGCTACTTTGATTAACTCCTCCACTGCCTTGTGCCCAGCTTGGATTATACTCTTCTTCGTTTCCTTGATATTCATATTTAATTGTAATAAATTGGGTCATAACTCTGTATAATCTTTTACCATCGATTATAAATTCATAAGTAGAGAAAGGCGTGAATCCTATTAGATCTCCTTCCTTGTAAGAACCGTCGGTATGCTTAACTATACCAATACACGCTTCTTCTTTATCGACACCTAAATATACTCTATCCTTTATAGGTTGTACAAAGCAATATCCTTTAGGAGCTTTCCACTCACCGTCTCTTTTATATAAAAACACTTGATCTTCTTTTACAAAATAAGTATTTTCATTAAAGAAACTTCTACTATTCCTTTCTTTACCCTTAACATCGTGCCAACGTCTAAAAACATTGTGATGTGTTATGATAGTATCTCCAGGTTTTATTTCAGATTCAAAAGCCGTGGGAACAGATTTAACAATAGCTTCTCTATTTACAAATTGGTGGTTATAAACCTCTGTATTTAATATGAGATCTTTATCACCAACTTTAGTAGTATTGTTGTATCTATTTCCTTTTGGCTTTATAACAAAGTCAAAAGGCGCTTTCATTAGTATTCTAGGTTATATTCTATAGATACCGCCATATTCTTGTTAAAGTCTTTCCAAGGTAGAACATCTTTATTCTTTTTGATATAAATAGAGTATTTATCTTTGTCTTCTATTATATCACAGATAGTGTGTCCACCATAAACTTCTTGTCCAACAGCGTAATGCATAGCGTCGTTCTTATAATCCTTACCTACAGTGATTTTTCTAATCAGTTTTGACATCTTCTTTTGGATGATTTATAGTACCATCTTGGAT